TATATTGTTAATTAAAATATATATGAATCGTTTGATGGTATTTTGGAGAAATCTGGAATATGACATTGAGTCTGGGGGGTAACCTTCCGTTTAAGTGAAGAGAAGCGGATTGATACTTCTAGTCCTTATGCTTCCGGTTACTTCAGTCTGGAATGACCCCATCGTTTTCAATGCCTTAAGTTTTCTGATCAGTAAAACTAGTTAATATTTTAAACGAATTTAACGAAACTATTGTAGGTCTCATAGAAAGATCACCCTTGTTCATTGTTTGCATTTCTTTTTAAGTTTATGTATGGATTGAATTTCATTATTAGATTTGATTTGAGATTGTTTATTTATGATAGATAGGAATTATCTTGTTGAGACTTATTCTTTATATTGTACATGCCTGACACAGGTGTCACACTATAAATTCATTGAGTTAAGTCAGTTGTAGAGTTGACAGATTTGTTGCATTTTTGCGGTACCCATGTGAACCGTTGTGACAAGCTGTTATGAAGCTTAGTAAATCGAGAGATATGAAAAGCCTAACTTGAAAGCTTACACTCGCTAAGTATACAAGCGTCGATATGGTATACTAGTAATCGGCATGATCGCGAACCCACTTTGCACCTGGGCTAGTTATCATGCGTCAATCAGACGCGTACGTATATGAAATATGATTCTTTACCTTAGCTACACGTAGACTTAGGGGTAGGAGCTGGCAACTCCCTTTCGGCAGAGTATCGAATGTTAAGAGGGTCTGATGAACCCCGCCCATAATATTACCCACTAATGATTTGCGGAATAGTAGTACCAAGAAGGATAAGATAGTATGAAGTATATAAGGCGATCTATATAACTTGCGGGCCGGTCCTATCAGGAGAAGGTTAGAGAGAATGAAGTGATGAATATCCTTATTTTCCCTTTCTCTGGGATAGCACGGCGCAATGGTAGCCAAAACCTGGCGTATATATAGACAGAGGTGGCAATTGCTATTATGATTGAAAATACATCCGAACAAACATCATCACCGTCCACTGTCCAATTATCAAGAAAGCTTTTTAGCACGCATCAACATGTGCTTAAAACTTTTTATATAAGTCCTAAATACGCAAACACGTTGCGAGTTCTTGTTCAATGCGAACCGCATCAAGTTTGCTCTTATCATAGAGCATGGAGAACAGCCATTCGAATGTTGGCTGTCGCAGAGTCTGGTGCTTTTGATACTGTAACTCCAAAGAGATTGATTTTAGAGAAAGAAGATCCTATCTTATCTAAATCTTATCAATATTATAATGACGCCTATTTAAAGGTCTTTTCTCCAAATGAAGGACCTATTTACGATATTTGTCAAAGAATTAAATATAACGTTGCTGCAATTAAATTAGCCTATGGAGACGATTTTCAACCACAGCTAGCATTATTTGGTATCCATGTTCCATTGGATATGCCCTCTATCAAAATGAATGTTGAATCCTGCTGGGGAGACAATATCTGTGATGCCCTTATTAAGGTAGCCGTTTACGATAGAGAGCCAGAGGCTACGGAATCAATTTTTAAGGATTTCTTGACCACTTGTAAAGAAAATGACACACGAAAGAAAATTGGTTCTATATTCATGAGTAAGATGCTTACAAATAAACATGCTTCAGAATTATTTGATATTCAACTCCTCGAATGGAGGGAATGGATTTTACGTAATGGAGAGTGTTTGAAAGATCCCACAAAGTGTGATCCTGTTACTTACGAAATTATCAATTCAAATCTGCTGCCTTCTTTTAAAAATAAATTCTTTATTAGCTCGATGGTTGTACCACATAGACTCAAAGATTTCATGACAATTCATGACTTTATGGCTTTGGAGGACATCCGATATAAGGAGTTTCAAACAGCAAAAGCTAAACAGGATGTTGAAGAATTCGAGAAGAAGCTTAGAATTCAAGAAAACCAAATGAAAGCCAACCTGGAACAGATGAATGCTGGGAAACCAAACTTCCCGAACGTAGCCTCTAGAGTGGCCAATATTAACACAACCTCAAAAGGAGATGTTATAACCATTACAGATCAAGAATATGGTTTATTTGCTAGAGTTACGGCTCTGATGGACTCAGGAATTATGTCAATTATTAATTCCGGAACTGATCAGAGTAAGATATTACGTTCCTTATTACCTTCGGATGATCAGTACAATCGCTATTTAGCATTTTTGCAAATTGAAGGACCCAAAATACATAGAATGTATGATGCATACCAAAAGAAATCCTTCCAGCCTGTTAAGCCGGCTCAGATTTCTATTCCTACTAAGCGTCCTGGTGCTCAATTGCCTCCACAATTGAGCAAGAAAAATAATATCGGGAACGGAACACAAGAGAAACCATATGTAGCAGAAATGTTTAATGGGGTCTCTAAAGGATTAGGCAAAACGATTCTAGAAGACCAAGAAGTTAAAACTAGCATTCGCAGCATAACTATGATGTCTAAGGAAATCACAGCTCTTGCTGCAGAATTCAAAGAGAAGTTCAACAAATTATGCAATGCTTTCGACCTTGAAAGTACTTTGGTTAAGTTAACTCAACTTATTGAGACAATGATATCTTTTATCTGCACAATTTGGGCTCTAGTTCGTTGCCAAGATGTGACCACACAAGCTTTAATCATAACAAGCTTTGTTACAGCTCATCACTTTGTCTCAAAATTTTCTGAAGGAATCATGCTCATCGTCAAATACTTTAAAAATGTAATGGAAAATGCGGAATCTGAAGACCCTGAATTCAAAACGGAAGGGGGATCTCAGGAAGAAGATGAAGAGCAAGATCCAAAGATACAGAAAACTGTATTTGGATTTGTGGCTCAGACAGTGTCCCACTATCTTGATTTTGATATTCATAAACATCAATTTAAGAAAGCATTGGATCCAAAAGTTCTGCGTAACTATTCTACTGGTGTGAGAGCTGTCAAGGACACCGTTGATATGATGAAACTTTTTGAAAAAGCTTTTGAGTGGGTTAGAGTGGAGATTTTAGGATTTCCACCTTCCGACGTAGAGGCTAAGGAATTATGCGCTGAATTAGACAGATTTGTTCAAAGAGTTTCAAAGTTCTTGCCAGAGGATATGTATAAAAATATCATGAACGACGGGAATATGGCCAAAATGGTCAAGAATGAATTAATCGTTGGAAATTCATTCAGACCTCGACTAGTTAAATGTCAATTACCATCCAACGTAACATCATCGTATTTTAGTGTGATGAACGCACTAAATCAACTGCACGACACAGTTTGCTCTAAAACTAGATTGAATGAAGGGAGACAACCTCCTGTTTCAATTCATTTTTATGGTAAACCTGGACAAGGCAAAAGTGTAGTTGCACAGATATTAACTGCTGACCTGTATACGACGATATTTCAAAAGCCTTTTGTTGCTGGTAATTGCATTTATAACTATAATCCCAATTCCCAATATTGGGAAGGTTATTTCGGTCAGTTCTGTACCATGATGGATGACGTATTTCAAATTGATAATGAGGAAGTACGAACCCGAATTGGTGCAGATTTGATTGGAATGATCAATGACGCTACTGTTTCTCTTAACATGGCCGCTATAGAAGGGAAAGTTGGAACCTATTTTAACTCCCATTTAGTTGTCATCACTTCCAATGATGAAAACATTCCGCCTAATGTTAAAATTCAAAGTGATATGGCTCTGTCAAGACGATTTCACTTTGAGGTGGAAGTTACAGTGAAAGAAGAATTCGCAACAACTAATCGCTATAAATGTAAGGGAAAGATGACTGAACTGACAGAGCTCGATGTGGTCAAAGTTAGGAAAATGTATGGAGATCAAATAGTTCCCTGGGTCTATCAGTTTAAAGTCAATGGTGTGCCCATGGATTACAAGCAATTGAAAGAAGAAGTTCTAGAATTGTATAAGATTAAACAATCAAGTGCCGGCTCTGTACTCAAGCGTTTAGAGAAACAATCTGAAACAAGCACTGATTTATTTGGAATCGATGTCCATAATATTGCGAACCACAAAAACCCAGTACCTGATGTTTCGTCAATAATTGAACAACTGATCAAGCCTAAACCACAGAATGATCTTATTGCAGACGTTGACAGAGATATTTACTCAGTAACACCTCGTTATGTCACACAGGCGAAAGGGTTAATTATCACTGAAAGTGACGACGAAGAAGAAATGACAGAGTTACCGGAGATCCGAAGGGGTATTCCATTGAGTCAGGTTTTTGAGACGGAAAGTAAGATGAGTACCAATCAAATTGCTATTGCGAAGAAACAAGTTGACAGCGAGTATACTAGCGACTCAGATGATGAAATGGATGATAATGGCAACTTTTACAATCCATATAATCTCGTTGATGTTACCAAGATGCTGGCCAAAAGCTCTTGGAAATATGCTAAAGGGATCTGGAAAGCTCGAGATGTTCCGGAGGAGTATAAGGAAGATGTTGTTTATCATTATACTTGTATGATGAATAGAGCTACTTTTCCTTCAACCCAAGCTCCTGAATTACTTCCCGGTTACGAGGAAGAATCATTGATGGATGTTATAAGAAGAGCAGGTTACGAATGGACTCCAGAAGAATTAACCAATAAACAGAAAGTTGTGAATGCTGTTGTTGCCTTCAAAAACATTATGAACAATACATTGGCTAACGCTGAAGGAGCGTATTCCATGTGGTGGGAGCGACAATCTGATAAAACTAAAAGAGCCGTTAAAATTTTGGCCATAGCTGCTAGCGTTGCTGGAGTTGTTTTTACCATTAGCGCACTAGTTAAGATGTTCTCTTATCCAACTAGTGAAGCTATGCCAACATCAGGTGATCCTAAAACCAATAAACCCAAGATGGTTGTTACTAAAGGTCCCGTGATTAAAAAGGGGCAGAGAATTAATGCTGCTCAGTTTTACAAGATCCAATCGAAAGATACTAATGCCATCACAATCACTCAGGATGTTGTTAGTCCCAACATAGTTCAGTTACGTTGGGCTAATATTAAGCAAGGAACAACTTACTCGCTAGTGCACGCCCTGTTCACTCATGTCAAATCTTGTATCACAGTACAACACTTCTGGAAAACCAGACCAGAAGGGTTTGAACATATTAAGGTAATGACTCATGATAGATATTATTATGTACCATTGGAAGAAATTGATTGGCATTATGCTGGAACGGACTTAGTAATTGTCGAATTCGCTGATAAGCGCATTCCGCAATTCAAAGACTTGAGAAAGCATATTAATATGTCCTTGGATGCCCATATGGATCTAAGCGACACTTGCTTAGTTAAACCATTTGAACATAAATTGGTTTACGGAAGAGGTCACTTTCAACTTAAGGGTCAATATAAGGATACGAACACGAAAGAGGTCATTGAGCTTAGTGAGCATATTGTGGTTAATCTTGATTCTAGTGCTGGTGATTGTGGCTTGCCATATGTTATCAATAATCCTAAGATCGAGAGGAAGATTATCGCAATTCATGTCGCTGGATGTGGCACATCAGGTTTGGGACATTTAATTGCGAATATTGAACCGGAAATCGACGAGCATGTAACTCAAGCTGGGGGATTAACCCTCCCTGAGCATGTAAGTGTCGTTGAATTTCTGCCTCCTAATATGAGAGTGCACATGGCTCATAACACTCAAATAAAGAAGTCTCTTATCCACACACCACAAGAAGAAGCCCTTAGAACCACCGCTCCAGCTACATTGGCTCCTTACTGGGAAGATGGAGTGAAGAAATCACCTGCCGAAAATGCTCTTAAGAAGATGGCAAGACCCCAAAGAACAGCAGAAGATGTTCCTTTGTTCATGGGAAAAATGGACGAAATTGTTGAAGCTGTGGCTGCACAAATACCACGAGACGTTAAGCCAATTGAATTGACTGTTGCTGAAGCTATTAATGGGAAACCAGAATGGGAACACGTACATGGTGAGAGCTTTTCAACGTCGGCTGGTTATAGATCGAAAATTGATCCATTGAGAAAGAAATTTAAAGGTAAATGGGGAGATGTTTTCTGTGTGCATTGTGGAGCTCATGGTTTATGCTCCTGTGAAAACCCATACTATCAACCAACTCCTCATTTCCAACAAGAACTCGATGAATGTGAGCGACTAATCGAAAAAGGCGAAGCACCTGATTGGAAATTTTTAATGTGCCTCAAAGATGAAAGACGCCCTTTGGAGAAGGTTAATACTCCTAGAGTATTTTCTGCGGATGAACATTCTCGTATTATTTGTAGAAAACGACGATTAGGTGGTTTTATGGAAAACATGAGAAAGAGACCTTGGGCTTGGTTTAGTGCCGTTGGATTAAATCCACACTCTAGACAATGGAAAATGGCTTATAAGAGATTAACAAGATTCGGAAGACATACGCGAATTCTTGCAGGTGACTTTCGAGGCTGGGATTTTTCTTTGAGAGTCTACATTCAAGAAGCTGTATATCGTGTAATTGCTAAGTATCATGAGAACGATTGGACCGATCAACAAAAGAAGAACTTCAAAGTGCTGTGGTGGAGTACATACAAAGGCCGATACGTATTCCAACAGTATGTCTTAGAATTCTCTGGTGGTGAAAATCCCTCAGGAGATATAATTACGATTGACGATAATAATCTAGCTAATGCCATTGTTCATAATTTTTGCTATATCATGGCTTTTGAAGAAATTTTTCAGAAGGTTAAAGCTGCTTTAGATTATTGGAAAGAAGTTGAATTATCCTGCACGGGTGACGATCATGTTGAGGCCCACAACAATGATTGGTACACGATGTCCCTTAAGGCAAAATGGATGACTTATTTAGGCCTGGAATATACTACAGTTGACAAGAAGCCAATTGGCGATATTAAATGGTATTCCATAGAAGAAACTACATATCTCAAGCGGAAATTTGTTGAAAGGGATGGAGAGGTCTTTGCTCCCTTAGATGAAGACGTTATTAATGAAATTCCATTTTGGATCAAAGATACGCACCAAGATCCACGAATTGCTACGACAGTCAATTGTGCGGCTGCACTTAGAGAAATGTTCCACTATGGAAAGCAGAAATTTGAGGCCTTTCGTACTTTATATAATTCTAAATTAGTCCTCGCAGGATGCCCAACAATGGATCTTTATTGTGAAACATTTGAAGAATTAATGGCTAGATTTAGGGAAGGAGATGGGTTTAGTGAAGACCCACACTACATTGCCGAAGCTGACACTAAAATTAGAGAGGATCCAGATGCTAAGAACATTCAAGTGTTAGATAATGGCTATATCTGGTACGGAAATGATGAATATCCTTGGGGAAGTGAGCTCAGTGATGAAGAAATAGCTAGAATGAATCGAGAGTGGGAAGAACATGTATTTCCGAATATTGCATGGGACTCCTATTTGGGAGATTGGGAAGTTATTAGACCAAGGTCTGATTCTTTCGAAGAGCCAGACAAAGACTTTGAGGCTCAATCCTTACAGCAAGGAATTTCCGAACCTAACACACACTTGGAATCAGGTATAACTTCATTTGCCGATGAGGTGGCCACCGTTGAGATGCCTAACTTCGGGGGTTTAGTAATTGATTCCGATCCATATCCTGATCAAGGAACAGCCAAAATCTTGTCGAGAAATTTCGTCATATCAGAGTTTGAATGGAGCGGTACTGATGCTCGCGGAACTAGCACGTTCGGGGATCTCCATTTCCCGAACGATCTTATCAATAAACCGATGATCAAGGACGTTTTGAAGAATTTCCAGTACTTCAAGGCGGACACCAAGATAGCAATCAGAGTCAACTCAACCGCCTTTCACCAAGGCCAGCTCTTGGTTACTTGGTTACCGTGTTATGATAATGCACAATACAAACAGTATAATAAGTTTGAGAACATGTTTGTAGCCAGTAGTAACTATTCAGCTATAGTTAGTGCTGGAGCAAATAATACCGTCGAATTTACCATCCCTTATGTAACTCCTACATTATGGTATGATTTAGACAAAACCGATGATGTTCTCGGATATTTTGGATATGTTAAATTGTGGGTTTTAAGTCCTCTCAAGCTCATCAATTCGGCTTCAACACCACATGTTCACGTAACAATTACCGCTTCCTTCGTAAATCCAAAGGTAGCTGGACTTAAATATGTAGCTGAAATGCAGAATGAAGCAGCAACTAAAGACGCACATAGCACTCTGGCAAACATAGGAGGTGTACTCAACGATGTCACTGATATTGTGTCCTCAAATCCAATCGGAGCACTAGCGGGTACTGCTCGGTTGGCAAGAAGATTGCATAAATTTGCTACTCGAACAAAGAATATTTCTTTAGCGTCCAATACACCGACTATTGCTAAAATGGTGAACGATCCTCAATATGTGTCTGGAGTTGAGAACATAAGTAAGTTGTCTGCTGATCCCGAAAATCAAGTCACTGTCAATCCATCTTTGTTTCGTGAAAAAGATTATGATATACTTGATAACTACAAACTACTTCCTAGTCTAATTGATTATTTCTCTTGGGACGACACTAAAAACCCAACAGAATTAATTCATTCTCATCCAATTCATCCTAAGTTGTGTGGAATACGAACGGTGGTTGAAGGAGGAAAGAATTACCATATTGGAGATCTTAGCCATGTTGGTAATTTATCAACTCTTTTTAAATACTGGAATGGGGGATTAAAGTTCAGTTTTCAATTCGTAGCCTCTAAGTTCACAACCTCAAGAGTGCGTATTGTATGGACCGATAGAGCACCACCAACCACGGATCAATTTGGTGGCAACGTCATATCAGAAATCGTTGATATCACGGGTGATACAGTATACAACATTACAGTCCCTTACCTTAAAGATAGAATGTACCTGGATGTTAAATATCCAGGGTATACCCTTGATCCTGAAAATGTAGTTTTTAATGGCTATCTATCAATCTATCTCATTAACACTGTCACTTCGGGAGGTAGTGTAGCTGATACCGCAATCGATTGTAATGTGTGGATGAGTGGTGCTGAAGATTTTCAATGCTACAGACTTAATTCTTCGTTCATGCATGGCAATACTGATACCGTTAATAAACCAATTTGGTTTGGACAAAAACAAGCACCTCCAAGTTTCAAAGCTGAATCTGAGACTTTTTGTCATTTCCCTAGAGAGTTGTTTGAAATGCCCTTCAAGCCCATCATACCAGCAAAGTCTATCGTTCTTGATGGGTTTTGTATGGGTGAGAAAATCTCACGGTGGACTGACATTACAAGTAGATACAGCACGGTTCGATACAACCATTCGGAAGCCACGCTTACTCCAAATGCGGAATATTTTGAAGATTGTACTCGAGTAAATTCAACAACATCATCATTGGCCGCCTCCACTATTGATCCCATTATTGCGATGGTTCTGGGAACCTTTAGATTCTATAGAGGTAGCATTCGATACAAATTACTACCACGTGCATACGATCCCGTAGGCACTATTCAAGCGATGATGTTTGATAAAGGGGAAAATGATAGTGATAGCATGTGGGCGTTCAACGCCATGACTTTTGGAGATATAGTTACTCGTATGCCTCTCGAGTTTTCAATTCCTTTCTATCATCCAAATATGTTCTGTGAGACCTTGCATTATACTCCAGAATCATCAACATCCTACCAGGCCGGCGACAATCGCGGCTTTAAATGGATATATAATGCTAACAATGAAAGTGTGACTTACACTTTGCTTGCAGCTACTGGTGATGATTTCACTATAGGAATTCCTGTCGCACCCTTTGGGCAGGTTTTCCAAATTGATTCGTTACTTGAACGCAAACCACGAAATAAATCGTCTAATCAACTCGATAAAGACGCCTCGGCAATCGGAGGAAATCAGAAACTTTTCCAAAATCGAAACGAAAAATCTTAAGTTAGTTAACTTCTCTTCACAAATCTTAGTTAACTAGCAGCTGTGATTGTAT